GGCGACAGGCCGAACTGCCAGCAGATCGGCTTCCACGCCATTCCGTCCGCGCGGGCCCAGACCAGGCGCGCATCCTCGGGCTCGAGCCAGCGCAGCCAGAGCATCGCTTCCTCGGCCTGCGTGATCTGTCGCGGGCTCGGACTCGGGCGACGCATCTGCGGCTCCTGACCGACCTTGTCGGCGAAGCTGTGGAAGTACTCCGGCCAGGCGTTGAAGAATCCCTGCGGCATCACGCCCGGCATCTGCCGCATCACGCCCGCCGCAAGCTCCAGCCGATCCTGTACCTGCGCTGTGGTCCAGTCAGTCATGCCGCACCTCCCGGACTGCAGGGAGCTTGCCATACAGCTTCTCGCCCAGTTGACGGACCAACTCACGCTCGGGCCAGGTCAGGCGGTGATCGTCGATGGCGACGGCGAGGAGGCCCTGTTCCTTCCAACCGTCGCGCTTGACCTCGTCGGGGTTGCGGCGGTGACCGCCATAGCCCTTGGGCGTGAACCGCATGCCGCTCATTGCACACCTCCCCGGGTCTCCAGCGCCCAGAGCAGGATCGCGATGGCGTCAGCCTCGTTGTCATCGGTGGGCGAGAAGCCGCGCGCCCGGGCGGCCGCCATCATGGCGTCCTTGTTCGCGTTGCCCTTGCCGGTGGCGTGGCGCTTGATGGTACCGACCGGGACGCCCTGATAGGCGACGCCCGCAGTCTCCGCCCATGCCGTCAGCGTGGCCAGCAGCCCGCCATAGACATGCGCCGCGTCGGTGCCGACGTGCCTGCGCACCTCCTCGAAGTGGATGGCGGTAATGGCCCCGGTGTCGCTAGCTAACTGGTCGAGCCAGCCCCGGAACCGCAGGTATCGCATGCCACCGCCGTCATAGCGGCTGGGCCGGAAGGACACGGTGCCGCTGGTGATCAGACCGTCAGCGGCCTGCAGGGCCCAGCCGGTCGTGGTGCCGAGATCGAGGGCGAGAACGACCGGCACGCCCGGGAACGGGGCGCTCATGGGTGTCGGGGTCAGAGATGCGTGGGCCATGGTGGGCTCCTTTCCGGGTTGCTGCTCGATGGGGTGACGGGCGGGGCATGCGGGGCTCATGGATCGAGCTCCCGCAGCCAGTCGGGGACGGGTGAACCTTGGGAACCTCGGATCGGAGGTTCCCCTGTAGGTTCCCCGGCATAACCCCCTGATCTCGAATGGTTTGGGGAACCTCGGGAACCTGGGGAACCTTTTTCGGCATCATCCTTCGCATGTGCGTGCGCGCGCGTGTGCGTAAGGGTTGAAAGAGGTTCCCCAGGTTCCCCAGGTTCCCCTCGGCCAATGATATCAGACACTTGAAGCGGGGAACCTCCGGTTTGGAGGTTCCCCTCGCAGGGCCGAGGTTCCCCAGCCTGAGGTTGTTCAGGCCCACGTCGGGACGGACGGTCATCGCAGACCTCAAGCTTCCAGCGGGTGGCCTTGTGATCGATCCCTGCCTTGACCAAGCGAACCTTCCTCGCACCCACTCGAAACACTCGGTCCCGCATCTTCTTGATGGCGATCCCGAAGCTGGTCTTTTGTGCCCTGTCGGTGTTGCCGCTGATTGGTGGAGCCGGGTCACAGAACGCCGCTACGTCGAAGAGGTCGGCCGCACCCACCTCGGCAGTCCCGAAACGATCCCACCAGGCGGCGATGAAGGCGCTCCAGCCCGCGCCCTCGCTGTCGGAGGCCTCCATCATCTCATCGAGATTGCCGAGGAAGTCGGGAATGCCCGCCACCTCGAGCACGCCGCCCACGACATGCGCCCAATTCTCGAAGGAGCCGATGGTGCGCGCGCCGCGCGGCTTTCCGGCGGCGATCCACGCCTGGCAGAGCGTGAGACAGGCGGCGACCAGCCGGGGGCGGTTCGCGCGCACCCACGTCGTCAGATCGGGATGGCGGAAGCCGGTGCGCTGCCAAGGGCGCTCCTCGTGGGGGTCGAGCCGGATTCGCAGGAGGCGGCGCGCCATCTCGTTGGAGAACTCGGGGTTGTTGCCGGTGGCGATCCAGAGGCAGCGGATCGGCAGTCGCGCCATCTCCGATGCGCCGAGGATCCGGTCCTCCCAGAAGGGCGCCGTCAGGGCGGCCGCGACGGCGGAGCTGTCGAGCTTGGCGCGCAGGTTGTCGATCAGCACGATGGCGGGGATCTGGCGCAGCTTGGCGGTGACCCGCTTGCGCCATTCGTCGTCGTCGCGCCCTTCGGTCATGACGCTCGCGCCCGACCCGGTGAGAATGGTGGCCACGGCATCGACCATCAGCGTGGCGCCGGAGCCGGGCGTCGGCTTCTCGATCAGGTGCAGCGGCGTCGGCCCGTCGATCATCCCGCGCAGGAAGCCGAGCAGCAGCAGCGCGATCACATGCGCCATCTCGGCGGGACCGACGAACGGGAAGTCGCCGAGCAGATCCTCGCAAAGCAGATTGCGGGCGGCGGCAATCTCGGCGGTTGATGGCTTGGCCGGAATGGTCGGCACGACAAAGCCGGGCGTCGGGGCATAGAGAAGCCGCGCGTCGGGATGATATCCCGGCGTGGTCAGCAGCGTGCCGCCGCGACCAAAGACGGGTGTGTTGACGATGCCCACCAGAACGGGCAGCGCCGGATCGGGCGTGGCCAGCACGGATTTGACCACGACGATCGGCGGCGGGGCCGCGACCAGCTCTCCCTTGCCGTTCAGCTTCTTCCAGTGCGCCAGCCGCGCCAGCATGTGGCGCAAGCGTTCCTCGGTGATCGCGGTGGCGACCGGACGGCCCTCGTCGTCGGGCACCACCCATGTCGGCTGCCCGGCGAAACGGAACACCCATGGCGTTCGGTTCGAGGCCATCAGCAGGCTCCAGACCCGCTCGACCGAGCGGGCCAGATCGCCTTCGTCGGCGCGCAAGGTGGGGATGGCCTCGCCGCTGCCCTGATAATTGACCGGCCGGTGCTGACCGATCAGCAGTGTGGGTTCTGCCTCGGTGATGGCCTCCGCGTCGGCGATCAGGGCAGCGACAGCCTCGGGCCCTTCGCGCAGCAGCAGGTCGTTGAAATCCTCGCCTTCCTCGGGCGGCAGGACGACGGCCACGTCGCGCCCCTGCGCGCGCAGGCGCCGGGCAGAGGCCTCCGCGGCCCGCAGACCGGCCCCGGAGGTGTCGTTGTCGGCCAGGATCAGCACGCGCCGGGCGGCAGGCGGAAGATCGACCTGTTCGAGGCCCGATGTCGACAACGTCGCCCAGACCGGCAGATCGGGGCATGCGGTCATCACCGCGAGGCCGGTCTCGATGCCTTCGGAAAGCGCCAGCCGATCGCTGTCGCCGAGATCGGCGAGACGCACCGCGCCACCAGCCACTCGGCCCAGCATCTTCTTGGCCTTGTCGAGCGGCGCCTTGGTGACCGCCACCTCATCGGTGGCGAGGTAGCTGCGGTGCAGGCCGATGACCGCGCCATCGCGGTCGCGGACTTGGCCAAGCATGGCCGGATAGCCGGTCTTCGTCTCCCAATGGGTCAGGTCAGGGTGAAACAGCAGATCGGCGGCCTCGGGCACCATCAGGCCGCGTCCGGTCAGATACCGCGCGACCGGAGAGCCCGTGATCGTCTCCGCACCCGTCAGGATGTGCGAGATCTCCAGCGCGGGATCGCGCTTCAATGGGGGCGGCGTTGGCGGTGCGCGGCGTTCCGGTGCGCCTGGCGCGATGCCCGCGAGTTCTGCTGCCTCGACGATCAGCGCCCGGCCGTCGAGGCTGGTCGCTTCCTCGATGGCGCTGATCGGGCCACCGCCCTGATTGCCGTCGAAGTCGATCCAGTCTCCAGCGTGCGCGCCGCGCAGGGTGATGACACAGGAGCCGGTATTGCGCGGCGCGTCGCCCCGGATGTTGGCGAGCCGCCACTCGTCGCCCGACCTGCGCCCGCGCGGAAACAGGCGTGGCACCCAGACTTCCGCGGTCTCGCGAAGGCGCGCCACCACCAGATCGAGATCGTAGCGCAGAGGCTCGCCGCCGAGCGGTTTGGCGTCGTTGAGGTCAAGCAAGGATCACCAGACCTTTCTCGGCCCGCGTGATCGCGGTGTAGAGCCAGCGGTTGCGGTCGGCGGCGCTGCGCCCGAAACCGTCGTCGAACACGACGACGTTCTCCCATTGCGAGCCCTGCGACTTGTGGCAGGTGATGGCGTAGCCCCAGCTGGACTCGATCAGCCCGCGCCGGATCTGCCATTCTCGCCGCCCGCGTTCGGGATCGTAGGCGACATGATCGGCGTATTCGCCGCGCCAGAAGCTCTGTCGCCCGCCGAGGCTCACCCCGTCCTCGGTCTCGACCATGGCGCTGAAGGCGAAGGCGTCGTCCGGATCCTGCCGCACCTCGGTGAGGGTCAGGAACATGCCGTTGATCAGCCCGAGATCATGCCGGTTCTTGAGACAGATGATCTTCTCGCCGCCGCCTGTCGGAAAATCCGCACCGAACCCCGCCGCGCTCTTCATCGCGGTGTTCAGCCAGCGGCGCGTCGCGTTGGTGCCGCAGATCACCTGGCCACCCTGCAGCATCTGCGCGGGACCGACCTCGTGGCGGGACATCTTCCAGACATGGTCGTCATGCGCGCCGGGTGGGATCGGCAGTCCCTCGCGGGCCAGCGTCGCGAGCCGCAGGATGGCGCTGTCGCCTGCCTGGCGGTGCACCTCGGTCAGCATCACGTCCGGGGCGGTCTCGGTGAAAAAGCCCGTGTCCTTGACGGGCGGCAGCTGCCCCGGATCGCCCAGCACGAGGATCGGCTTGCCGAAGGCCATGAGATCGTGGGCCATCTCCTTGCCCACCATCGACACCTCGTCGAGCACCAGAAGGTCCGCGTCGCGCAGGATCGACTGCTCGTTGATCAGGAACTTCGGCTGGTGGATGTCCTCGAGGCGCAGCTCGAGCTGGGCGATGCGCGTCATCGCGAAACCCCGCTCGGCCGGGCCCATGCGCGGCAGGTCGCGCCGCAGCGCCGCCAGATCCTCGGTCGCGCGCGCGATCTCTTCGGGCGTCGCCTCGGAGACGCGGTAGATCAGGCTGTGGATGGTCTGCGCGGGCGTGCCCTTGCGCGTCATGACGAGCGCCGCCTTGCCGGTGAAGGCGGCAAAGAGCACCCCGCCAAGCCCGCCCGGTGTCATAGGCTCAAGCCCCAGCGCCTCGATCGCCATGGCGGTGATCGTGGTCTTGCCGGTTCCCGCATAACCGAACAGACGGAAGATCTGCTGCTCGTGCCGCTGCGTCTCGTACCAGGCGCGGATGGCGGCGATGGCGCGGCCCTGGGTATCAGAAAGGGTGATGGTCATGCGCGGTCCTCCCAGCAGCGGACGGCGAACGGGCAGAACCGGCAGAGGAAGAAATCAGGGCTGGTCGCGATGCGGGGCAGAAGATCGCCTGCATCGGCGGCACGCAGCACGTCGACCGCCTTGTCCGACAGCGCCTGCGCGGCGGCCGGATCGAACGGCACATGCTCGTGGTAGAGCTCGCAAGTATCCTTGTTCAGCGCGGAGAAAAGCGCGGACCCGAGGCCCATGTAGGCCATGTAGATCTGCATCTGGCCGAAATAGACGGGCTTCGAGATCTGCACGCCTTTCTTCGCGGTGTCCGACCAGGATGAGGCCTTCAGGGCCTTGTGTTCCCACAACACCGGCCAGGCGAGGCCGATCTCCGGGCCACCGACGATCACGCCGTCCACATGGCCGCGAATGCGCCCGCCTGCCGTCTCGAAACCGAACTGGCCGCCAGCCTGCGTCTGCGTGCGCAGATCGAACCCGGCCTGCCGCAGCCAGCGGATCGCCAGATCTTCGAAGACATGACCGGCCGCGAAGATGCGAAGAACGCGCCCCTCGAAATCCTTGCCCGGATCGGGCGGCGTGTGGGTGACCTCGTAGACCAGCCGCCGCGCGCAGGGCTCGCCGATGCGGCTGGCGCCCAGATAGTTGCGCGGGCGCTGGCCCTCGCGTTCGGCCTCCAGCGCGGCATCGATGCGGCCGTTGATCTGCGCGCCGAGGGGTTCCGGTTCAGAGGCGTCGCGGCCGTAGACAAAGCCCGATCCGTGATTGAAATCGACCAGCATCCGCACCCCCTCAGAACGGCACATCGCCATTGTCGGACTGACGCTGCATTGAGGCCTGAAAGCCGTCGACGCAGGCCTCGATCACGCGGTCGATGTCCGCGGCCGGGCGGTCGAAGAAGGGCTCCATCAGGCCCATCTCCGTCAGCGCCTCGGCGAGCATTCGGCGGGCCTCCACGATGGCGCGCGTCTCCATGTCGGTCTTGTCGATCATGCCGTGGTTCCTTTTGGCGTTGGCCGAGCCCGCCATCAGGCAAGCCATCGAGCAGAAGCGGTAATGAGGGTGACGGGGCCAGCGCAGGCCGTGGCAGTAGCCGAAGCCCCGGGCCTCGCGACCGCAGTGAGCGCAGGGCACGCGCCGGGCGAGATCGGCACGCGAAGGAGGGCTCCGCCCGTTCGCGGCTGAAACGCTCCCCCGGAGCCTTTCCGACACGCCGCTCACCCCATGAGCAGCAGGTCCAGCGCGTCGCGCTCCTCCTTTTCCGGAGCGGTGGTCCGGCGCTCGGAGGACAGCACGATGAACCGGCTGATGGCGTTCGATGCCATGCATTCCAGATCGCGCCGCGTCAGGCTGGCGATGGGGCGGTCGAGACGCCCGCGCGCCTCGAGCCAGCGTCCCATCGCCAGTGCCGCCTCCGTGGTGACATGCGCCTGCCATTCGTCCGGGCTCACGGGTTCAGCCAGGCCGGGCCGTTGCCGGGTTTGGCGGCGGGCGGCGTCTGGGTGGCGGGCTGGGCGGGAGCCGACGGCGCGCCCCAGGCAGGTGCCGTGGGCGCGGAGGCCGCCTGTGGCTGGCCCCATGCCGGGCTCGCGGACTGCGCGGGTGCTGCGGCGGGCCGGGGTTTGTTTGACGGCTGCGCTGGCACCGGCTCGCCCGCCATCACCTTCTGCCATTCGGGCGCGGTGGGCAGCACGACATGGTCGAGCTTGTTGGCGTCCTTGTAGGCGGGGTTGCGGCTCGGCTCGATCTGGATCTTCGCGACGAAGCTGATCCCGTCGAGATCGGCGAGCCCGCGCAGCACCCGCTTGGCCTTCGCCGCCTCGCTCATGTCCTCGGGGTTCAGCCCCAGCGCGCTGTCGATCATGGCGCGGAAGGTTGATTTCGAGATCTTCCAGCCGATCGACTGGCCCTGCTCGTCGAGCTTCCCGCCCTGCACCGTGAAGTTCTGCCAGAACTTGCGCCGGGCATGCGGGCCCTCGGCGACGGTGAACTCGGCGTCGAGCATCAGCACGTCGCTGCCGGGCTGGTTGGAGGCCTTGAGCAGTCCTCGATCCGCATCGCTCGACCCGTCGGTACCGCCCTTGCGCAGCGTCATCACCACCTTGGCGAAGGTGCCGTCGGGGATCAGGTCGCCGGACTGCTGCGGCTCCACGTCGTTCATGTCGAAGGTCATGTCGTCATCCTTTCCGGGGTTGATTGATCTTGGTGAGGAGCGCGCCGAGATCGGGCGGCTCGGTCAGGTCGAGCCTGCCGCTGCGGTCCTTGGCCGGCAGGCCGAACGGATTGCCGGATTGGCAGACAAGGCGGCGCGCGCCGCCCTTGTCGGGATCGTGCCGCCAGGTCGGGGGCGCATCGGGGCCCGCACCGGGATCCTGCGTGAACAGACTCATCGTCAGCACCTGATCGACGATGCCGGGGAGCTCGCGGGCGACCTTTCCGCCGTCCATCTGCGGCTGCCAGGTCACCCGGTTCATGTCGTCGACGACCTTCTCGAGGATGCCGACGAAGACGACGGTGCGGCCGGGCGCATGCTGAAGGTGCTTCAGGAGCCCGATGACCTCGCGCGCAAGAAGGCCGTAGGCGCCGCGCGTGTCCGGTTTGCCGGTGCGTTCCGACAGCGCCTCGGGCCGGGTCTTGGCCCATGCCATGGCCTGGCGCGTCAGGTCGGTGATGCTGTCGACGAAGATGATGCGTTTGGCATCGATCTTCTCGGCCAGCTTGGGATGCTGCGCCCGCAGATGCGCATGATGCGCCTCCGAGAAATGCTCCTCGGGCTGGGCGGCCGGGTTCGCGCCGCCGATCAGGCAGGCGATATCGACCGCGTCGGAAAAGCGGCGGATCGGGATGCTGTCGCCCGGCCAGTCCTGGACGGACTTCAGGCCTGCCTCCAGATCGATGCAGAGCGTCTCGGCGGGCGGCAGGGTCTTCAGCAGCGTGGTCTTGCCCGCGCCGCTCGGTCCGAACAGCGCCATGGTGGTCTTGCCCTGCGCCTCGCGCAGCCGGTCGTCGGCGGAGATGATGCGCAGGCTCATTGATCGCCCCCTTGCGGGACGATCTCGATCTTCAGCGTGCCGGGCCGGACGGTGCGCGCGGGCTCGAAACCGGCACGGATCGCATCGGGCCAGGCGGCGTATTTGCGCTCGGGCACCTTGAACGCGATGTCGACATACTGCGCGGGATCGTCCCCAGCGGCGCGGATGCGCTCGACCATGGCGGCGAGGCGATCCTGGTCCCAATCCACCCGCTTTGGCAGATCGGCGACCACGGTGAAATCGCCGTCGTCGAAGCGGATCGTGCCGGTATCCTTGTTCGCGGCCTGCCGCTCCTCGGCGGCGCGGGTCGCGTAGCGGACCGTCAGCGCGACATCGAGGCGGGCCTTTGCGGCCTTGGTCCGCGCCATGCGCTCATCGACGTCGCGCTGCAGGATGGCCAGCAGTTCGACGGGCAGCTGGGCGATGTCCTGCGGGCCGAGGCCCGGCAGGTCGTCGACGGTGGGGGTGTTCGCGGGGAACGGCATGAAAGGGTCTCCATGATCGGCAAAAAGGGATTGGAAGGCGGTCATCACGCGGCAGCCCGACCACTCGAACCGGTGGCGTGCTCGGGCTGCCCCTGCTCAGCCAGCAGAAGCGCGGACAGCGAGACGGCTGCGGCCTTCGGTTTGGGGCGGGCGACGGCGATGTAGGCGAACTGGTCGGGGCCCGTGCGTTCCTGCACCAGGTGCACGAGGCCCTGTTCGGCGGCCCAGAAGGCGCGCGACCCGAGCCGTGCCAGTTCCGCGCGCTGCTGATCCGGCAAACGGGCGAACATCGGGAAGATGTCGATAACCAGAAATCCGCGATGGTATTCGAGCCGGTCGCCCGGCACGGCCTGCGCCACCCAGGCGCAGAACTCGATCTCGGTGAGCGGTCGGCGGGCGCGGACCGTGATGAAGGGGGTGGTGCCCATGAACATGATCTCCTCCTTTCGCCTCTACTCAGG